TTTTACAAGATTGTATGCGCCATTAGCACCGCCTTGATTTTGCCCCAAAAACCAGCCATATCCGCCTCCTGCATCGCTGTCAAAAATAGCGACATGGCTATAAGGTGTCACACCGTCAACGACCATAAAAATAGCAACATCCCCAGCTTGCATAGTCTCTACCTCGTCAAAGTAGTTTAAGATACCATTTTCGTGGCGCTGTTCCCAAATATCTCTTGCGTATCCTGTATTTGTGCAGTTTGCGTACGGTACGCCTAAAAATCTACAGTAATCAGCATAACCGTCCCAACATTGTGCACCAAACGACCCATCAATGTCATAAGCGTTACCATTTGACCTGTTTTTATATTCTTGATACGTTGCCATTTACTCCTCCTTTTCAAAAATCAAATAAATCGGATAAATAAAAAAAGCAATCACTGCAAGCGGTATGTACAGTATTGCTATCGCTAGTACCATTGCTATTTTAGTGATTGCTCGCATGTCCTCTCCTATTTTTTTGGCTCGTGGTAATTCAATGCTTGTTCGCTATCTGATAGCCCTTTTGTTGTTGGGTCTGTCACAACTCCAAGCAAAACCAAAAGCGTTACTGCTGTGTTGGCAATATCCGCAATATTTGATGGTAGTTTAATACCTAGTTGTTGCGCTAGCAAAAATATAGCTCCTAAAATAGCCATCAAAGTTACTTTGTTTTGTAGTCGTAATTTTAAATTAATCATATTTATTTCTCCTATTAAATAATGTTTTTATTTGTTCCTTGTTGACGATGATGTCGTCTTCGACACGTCCGATACGATCCTCGTGGCGATCGATAATTTTTTTGGTAATCTCGCGGTCACGGTCAAGGTTTTTAAGCTCATAAGCTAACTCCTTAATTGAGTCCTTGAGTCGAGCCATGGCAATCTCGTTAGCTTCCATTGCTTTTTTAAAGGGATTAACAATAAATCCCCATACTCCCAAAATAGATAAAGCAGCACCTGCAAAAGCGCCAACTTGCACAAAATCTATCATTAAGTTACCTCACTCTGATTCTTTATCAGTAACTTTTTGACTAAGTAACTCAAGCACAACATCTCGTAAATTAAATAATTTAGGTACTGCTTCGAAATCACAAATACCATTCGCAACACGACGGTACCAAACGTCAACAATAAGATGATCTTTTTTAAAAGTATATGTCATATTAAATTCTCCTTTTTTTATTAAATAATATAGTGTTATAACGGTATTCAACGTTAATTCCATTAGCTTGATTCCATCGATGTAGACGGCACGGAAAGGCTAGATACACTTGATGTCACTAAGTCAGTTAACTCGACAACTGCTTTATCAACTTTAAGCTGCATATCTTTTGTTGCTTGCGACATCTTAGAAATTGCCTCATCAGCCTCTGCAATTTTTTTGATTAAAGTTACTTTGTCAGCTTTTAGTTGCTCAATATCTTTTACAGACTCAAGCATTGCGAAATCAACGACATTTTCTTTTGCAAAAGTTTCAAGTACAAGTTTTATCAGTGATTGATTATCCTTATCAACATGATTACCAATTAGCTCTTGTGGTAAATATGTACCATCGTCGCCTTGTAAGCGTACATCCGTTTTTACAACCACTCCATCTTGATAGATTGGAAATGGTTTTCCAACAATGTTCCATTGTTTCATGTTACTCACCTCACTTTGCTCCTGGCTTAATTATCTCATCTAATTGCTGATTTAACTCAGCAATTTGTAATTGTAATTGCTCATTTTGAGCTTGTAGAGTTGCTTTATCTAAAGATAATTGCGCTATTTGTAAAGCTAAATTTGATTTTATTTTTTCTTCCATTTTTTCTCCTAAATCTTTCCTGGAATAGTATAACTGTAGCCTTTTTCAGTCGTTTTATTATTGTGTAGTAGCTGCAAGTTATCAATAATCATATTAATTGTATCTTTCATGCTTGTATAAGTTGATGTATTTTTCCATAGCCAAATATCTCCTACTTTTATCTTAGACGTTACACGATGATTTATGTTACGTGCATCTATTGATAGCTGATTTGGCAAAGTAATGATTTCCCAACCATCAGCGTTAGTGTACGCAGAGCTTGCTAAGTGAATACTATCGCCAACTAAATCAAGAGTATCGATGTCTTTACCATTCCAAGCGCGAATACCTACGAAACCACCGTCGTTTGACGATTCACTTCCCCATCGATTAGAACCTATAACCGTTACGCCAGCCGCGCCCTTTCCTTCAACATTACCTGTTGCAAATTTAACGAATTGGTTAGGATAACCTGCAGTAATACGTTTGATAGCTGGACTATCTGTGTAAAATTCAATTTGTCCTGTATTAAGATCTGCTAACATTGCGCCGTTTTGCGATATTAAAACGCCGCTACGTATCAGGTCCGCTGACATTCTTCCGCTGGTAATATTACTAGCATCTAAATTAATGACATTTATACGATTAGCATCAATTGTTCCTGCTGTAATCTTATCTGCAGTTAAATCTTTTATCATCGCATTAGTAATAATGCCATTATCAATAATAGATTGACCTGACAAATGTATTAACTTACCTTCCAGTTTTACGTTACCATCAGTCAAATTAAGCTGACTCAATACAGTACCGTTAGAAGTCAAATTTTTAATAGCCCAACTGTTCGCTGTTTGTGCGACTATTGTATTAATCGCAGTAACATTATCTTTGATATCTTGCTTGGATTCAGACCAGGGTAGATCAGCAGTACCTTTAGATAACATAAAACCACCAACCATAAACCAGCCTGGATCACTGGCCAACATTGCGAACCGTGGTCTGATTTTACCGTCTCGAGTTGGAATAAATGTTATTTTAAATCGTCTAATGGTTTGAGTGACGTCTTTAATAATAGTTTCACGAGGAGTTGTGCTTGTAATATGATGATTCCAAAGATCATACAAGTAGAAATATAGATTTCCTGCTTGTTCTCTAGAAATGTATGCAGTAAACGTATACTCTTGATCTTTTTTGACATCATATTCGATTAAAGGTGACACCTTATTACCGCTTACCCATTTTTTAAAAACAAATGGGTAAGGCGATTGTGTTAGATCCTCTAGTACTGCACCTTCTGTTTGCCATCCTGTGAATTTTTTTGTGCCAGGTAAAATGTTGTTATCAAGCTGACTAACTGTTGCAACTATACCGTCAGCCGTTTGGGTAACTCGTGACAAGCGTCCATCCACATTAGATACTGTTGATTGTATATTATCAACTTTTTGTATTGTAGCTGTCAGACTCTCGTTTTGTTTACCAATCAGTTGACTATGACTATTAACTGTATCGTTGATTTTATTAAATTCAACAGTCATTTTATCTTCTTGATCCGCTGGGGACTCTGAATAGTCACTTGTAACATTTCCATGTTCAAGCTGGTAACCTGCAATATACAACCAACCATTTTCATTAAAGCGTTCGAAGCGTGGTAAAATATAGCCATCAGAATTTACGTTAAATTTAATAACGATACGTTGCCAATCCGTGTTTAAAGTGATCGACTTGAAACTAATACTTATCTTAGCCTGTTGCGATTGATCATTTGGTAACAAATATAAATTAACAACATCATTATCTATGCTTGATTTAGCATATGCACTAAAAACATAACTCTCTCCGCTTTTTACAGCATATGATTGTGATATACCACTCCACATCATCTTACGCTTTAGCACTGTTAAGTTGAAATTACCAATAGACAAGCTGTCATCATCAGCTTGCCAGTTGTTACGATTAAACCAATTTTTAGTCCAACCTTTAGTACCAGATAGTAGATTAACTGTACCTATCTTTAAATTATCAATAGTATTATTAACACGAGTTAATTCTCTACTAAAACTATCTGCAGTTTCCTTGACTTTATTATCAGCGATAACGGCAGACTTGCTTGTAATCAACGCTTCAATATTTGTTTGAGATAATCTCGTTGTAATTTCGTTCGACGTTTGTATGACTTGTGTCTGTAGACTGCTAAGTGCATTATCGGCAGTCTTTTTGTTGGTCATAATACTTGCACTGTTTTGGTCAATTGTTTGCTTATAATTAGCAAGTGCCATATTCATGCAAAACTTAAAGTAAGACTCCTCGCTGTCTATCGGTTACGCTTTGAACACGCCACAACAACCTTGTGTCGTGTTTTACGTGTCAATCGCTCCACTTACTATAAATTTCTAAAACATAAGCCCTCAAAAAGAGAATTGGATAATCAAATTTATAGAAAACAAATACTTGAGATTTATACCAAAGCGAACAAAAGACTTGGTGTGAAGTCTATCAAGGTCATTCTTCAAAGAGACTACGACACAAAAATCTCTGAAGGAAGAATTTACCGTCTAATGAAGAATATGGCGCTCCCTAAAATGGCAACCGTTAAGCCAAAACGAGCTCTTAAAGAAGCTCAAAAAA